CCCACGCGGGGGTCGGCCAGCAGGCGGATCACGTCCCGGCGGCGCATGTCGGGGAGGCTCTCCTCCTCCGGCTCCTCTTCCTCCTCCGCCTCGACCACCTCTTCGGTGACGAGGTCACTGTCGCGGACCAGCTCCGGCGGCTGCGACAGGTCCACCCCCTGGGCCAGGAGGTATCGTTTCAAGTCCTTGATGCGGGAGGCCTGCTTGACGCGCCCCTCCGTCAGCTCCGACATCACGTCGTCCAGCACCTCCCGCGTCTCCTCCGCGATGACCTTGGCGGCGCGGACGAAGTCCAGATCGAAGCAGACGCCTCTGTCGTTCATGACCTCCGTCTGCTCCCACACCTCCTTCTCCCCAGGCGGGAAGGCCCGGAGGCTGCCGTCCAGGGCGCGCTCGACCTTCACGTCGATGCTGCAATAGTCGGAGAGCTGCACCATGCGGTCCTCGTCCTCCCACCAGACCGGCGTCCCGTCCACCAGCGTGGAGCGGGGGCGGCACATGCGGAGCATGAGGCTATAGCCCTTCTGGTCCTTCTTCACGTCCAGGCCGATGGCGATGGCGGCGTCGTTCAGCGACCCCGGCAGGGCCTGGACGCGGGCGCGGGCCATCGTGCAGTCCCACCGCCAGATCGGCACCTCCGGCCACCCGTGGCGGGGCGCCAGGATGTCGCGCAGGATGATCCGCTCAAACGCGGCGTTGTGGGCGACGATGCGGAACTTGTGGTCCTCCAGCGCCGTCCGGAACCGGTCCGGCAGGCGCTGGCCCGGCCGCCACTCGACGGGAGGCTCGCCCCCAATCGCGAGGCGGGCGAGCGTCACCGAGGTGTCCGGGTGGGCGGCGTAGACGTAGACCCCCGCCCGGCGCAGATCGACCGTGGACCTTGTCTCGCAGTCCCAGTAAAGCGTCGGCTGCTCCGGGCGGGGCATGGCTCAGAACTCCTGCGTCATCTCTTCGGCAACGACATCGAAGTCCTGGGTGGGCGAGGTCCGCCCGAAGACGGCGTCGTGCTTCAGCAACTGGATATTGCTAAGGCCCAACGAGACGCCGATCCCCATGCGGGTGTAGATGAACGGCCGCACGCTGACATTCGCCCAGCGCCCGCCGTAAATCTCTTTCGGGTCCGTCACCTTCTCCAGCATCCCGTTCACGATGCCGGGCATCTCGGCGGACGTGCAGGAGAAGAAGTGCCAGCCCGGCTCGTAGCCCGCGTAGTTGGGCTTCTCCTCCGCCCGGCGGACCACGCTCTCCGGCTTGCGCGCGGTGCTGGGCCACTTGGCCTTGTCCCGGCCCCAGGTCTGGGTGCAGAGGTCTTCGCAGGCGGCCAGGATGTCCGCCACGCTCTTCTTCCCCGCCGGGGTCGGCGGCAGCAGCAGCGACATCCGGTAGCGCGGCCCATCCGGCGTCTCCTCCGGGGGCAGGATGTTGGGCCACGAGATGCGGCCGGGGCCGACCACGATGCGCGCAACTTCAGGCTTCTTCGTTCCAGACATTTATCGGTTTCCTTCGGGGTCAACGGTGAAATCGGAGTGCGGCGCCGAAAGGGCCGGGCGCCGGTCGGCCTCCGGCACCAGCGTGGTGCCCGGATCGGACATGGTCACGAGCTGGGACCACGTATCGGGTAGCGGCAGCTTGTTCGCCTTGAGGGCCTTCTCGGCCTGGGCGGGGCTGACGATCTTGGTGAGCATGCGGTCCTCAAGGTCGAGGCCGACGCGGAACAGGGCGTCCTCCGCCTTCTCCTCGTCGGTCCAGACCCGGCGGCCCCGCTTGTTGACGATCTTCCAGCCGGGGACCGTCTCGCCCTTCTCCGCCAGGGCGTGGGCGTGCGCGCGGATCGAGGCCAGCCACGTCTCCACGATGTCCGCGCGCGTCAGCAAAGTCCCCAGCTCCTCCGGCGAGAGTGACAGCGGGTCGGGCGGGTCCGAGAAGTCCGCCCTGGCCGCCTCCAGGGCCTGGGCGCGCAGGGCCGGGCATTCTCCCGCAGCGCGGCAGAACGTGCAATGATCTCCGGCGACCAGCTTGGCGTCGGGGGCGGTCGCCGCCCTGGCGATCTGCAGCATGTCGCCCGCCAGCTCGATCATCTCCCCCACCCCGACCGTCGCCCGCTGCGGCGGCCCCAGGCGGGGCTGGACCACCACCAGCTCGATCACCTTGATCTCCACCCCCTGGGGGACCGACTGCATGGCCCCCAGGGCGTAGCCGCCGAGCTGGAAGTTGATGCGGCCGTCCTCCCGCCTGACCGGCACCGCGTGGCCCCCTCCGGTCTTGAGGTCCACGACGTAGAGCACCGGAGGGGCGACGATGACGGCATCGACGGTCCCCCGGAACAAATCGTGAATGTCTCGCATCCAGAATTGATGCTCGATCCGCAGGACGCCGCCCAGGCGTGCGTGGGCCTCGCGGACCTCGTCCACGTAGGGCTGCAGGAGGTCGCACCCGTCGAGGTCTTCGGGGACGTGGTCGGTCGGGTTGGTCCCCGCGATGAGGCACTCGGCCGCCACCGCGTGGAGGTCCGTCCCCCGCTTCGCGTAGGAGCTGGGGCGGTCGGGGCGGCCCGCCTCCGCCGCCATCGAGCCGGGGCACATAAACCGCCGCTCGAGGACGCTCATCCCCAGGGGCGAGTGCCCGGCGGGGATCAGGTCACCCACCGAAGACCTCGATGGCCGACTGCGCGGCGGCCAGGATCGCGGGCCACTTATCCACCGGGCACTGCAGCAGCTTCGGTGCGCCGCCGACCTCCTCCAGAAGCTGGATCACCGTCTGGTTGCGGCCCGGCGCCTTGTTGGCGAGGACCACCAGCACGGCCCGCAGCTCCTCCTCCGAAGGGGTTACCGGGGGCGTATACGGCGGAGTGTCGGCCACCGCAGCCTCTAACTCCGCCGTGCTGTGTCCGTTCGCTTTGGGGGCCGCCACAGGGGCCGTTTTAGAGGCCCTGGGCGCCCGCTTCACGGGGGCCGGGCGATCACTCCGGGCCTCCTCCACAGGCGCCTGTGGGGCCTCCTGCGGGGCCGCCTGGGGCGCGTTGGTCAAGGGGGGCAGCTCGTCCTCCGACAGCGGCAGCTCCTCCTGGCCGGGGTGCTCGATCCGCTCGCCCAGCAGGCCGGAGAGGGCGTCGGCGGCGATGCCGGGGAAGGCCGACAGGTCGGCGGCCCCCTCGTCGTCCGCGTGGCGGAGGAACCACGCCAGCAGGCGGGGCGTGACCTTCAAGTTGACCATCATCTGGACGGCAACCTTGTTCTCGGGTTCGTCACTCATCACGAAGTCCTTTCGATTATGTCGTGGATGATCTCACGCTTGCGGGTGAGCACGTCGGCCACCCTGGCGTCCACCGACCGGGCGACCGCCAGGAGGGAGACGTTGACCGGCCGCACCTGACCGGCGCGGTGGAGGCGGGCGACCGCCTGATCCAAGGCGGCGGGCGTCCAGGGTAGGTCGAGCATCACGCAGCGGGAGGCGTGCTGCAGATTGAGGCCGAAGCCGCCCACCGTGGTGTTGCAGACCAGCACACGCGGCCCGCCGTCCTCCTGAAAGTCCGCCAGGGCGGTGGCGCGCTGGACCGGCGTCGTGTCCCCGATGAGGAGGCGCGACCCATAGGGCGCCAGGGCGGTGGCGACGTGCTTGAGGCCGTCGATATGCGAGCCGAAGACGACGACCCGGTCGAGGCCCCCCACCAGCTCGTTCCTGATGATCTCCACCGCCGCCGGGGCCTTGGCCAAGGCTGTCACCCGGCGGGTGCTCGCCAGGGGGAGCATCATGGCCTGGAGCCGCTGCCACGCGGCCACGTCCCCGTCCTCGATGGCGGCCAGGACGATGTCGATCTCCGCGAGCTGCTCCGGCGTCATGGTCGCGTTCATCGCCGCCCGGTCCTCGTCCGATATCTCCACCGGCAGGCGGGACATGGCGACCGGCGGGAGGCTGGTGATGTCGCGCAGTTTCAGCCTGGAGGAGCACTGGCGGAGAATGTTCCCCAGCTCCGGGAGGTTCTTCCCGCCGACCACCACGGGTCCGAATATCTTCATCTTCACCACGCAGAAGCGGTCCATGAAGGTGGCCACGGAGGTGACCCCCTCCGGCAGGAGGTCCGGGCGGAGGCGGCTGAGATGGGTCCACAGCTCGTCCGGGGTGTTCATCACGGGCGTGCCAGTCGCGATCCAGACCCGGTCGGCCCGCCTGAAAAGGGCGCCCTTGCTGTCCATCCTGGCGCCGTAGACGGCGCGGGTCCGGACGGTCCCGCTGTGCGCCAGGGCGTGGCCCTCGTCGCACACCATGCTGGCCCAGCGCATGGCGAAGAGCTGCCGCCAGATCGGCATCGCGCGCATCAGGTCATAGGAGACAATGACAACATCGGCGGAGGGCCAGATGTTGTCCTTTCCTGTGCGGACCACCTGAACCAGGGCGCCCGGCCGGAACCGCGTCACCTCCTGCTCCGCCTGGGCGACCAGCATGCCCAGCGTCACCCAGAGCTGCCGCCCGGCGGGGCCAGCTCCGCCCGCCGTCTCGCCAGCCCGGATGAGGGCGGCCGTCTTGCCGGTGCCCATGTCCCACAGCAGCAGCCTGTGACCGGCCAGGAGGTCGGCCTGGACGGCCTCCTGATGCGCCCAGAGCGCGGGCGCGGTCACCACAGG